AGAATCGTGTCGATTGCAACTTTAGACTTACCCGTGCCCATTTCCATGAAAAGCGCGTAAAATGGTTCGTTCCACGATTCTTTCATGGCTTTCAACTGATGATCGTAAGGCTCAGTCTTGAAACCATAGTTCTTAAATTTTTTCATTTTTGCTCATTCCCTCTTGACGTTTGCGAATTATAGGATTATAAACAGCTTTGTCAAGGCATCTACCGATGTCTTAAACACGAAGGAGACAGCAATGTCAGATATTTTATCAATGATGGAGCAGGATACTTCCGATTCTGCAATCGAATCCATCGATCAACAGGCCATATCAACTGTTGCTGAAATGGCACGGGCGATCCGCCAAAAGGAAGAACTTCTTAGCTCGTTAGAACAGCAGGTTAAGGATGAAAAAAAAGCTCTGCTAAAAATGACCGACGAAGAATTACCGGCAATGATGATTGAATTTGGAGTCAAGGACTTGACTTTGGATGACGGGTCTTATGTCAGCGTGAAACAGACATACGGTGCGACAATAACGGTCGATAATCGTCCAAAAGCATATAAATGGCTTCGGGACAATGGTCACGACGACATCATTAAAAACCAAGTCAGTTGCACCTTTGGACGTGGAGAAGACGATAAGGCATCAGCCTTCCATGCGTTCGCTGCAAAATCAGGGTACAGCGCAGAGCAAAAAACAGAAATCCATTCACAAACATTACGAGCCTTTATCAAAGATCGAGTCGAGGCCGGCGATGACTTCCCTATGGAGTTATTCGGTGCGTGGATTGGACAACGAGCAGTTATCAAGAGGAAAAAATAATGGCCAGAGCAGTAGCAAAAAAATCACAAAACGAGGTAGCCGCGGTCGCTTTATTTGAAGAAGATGCAGGCATAGGCACAGAGCTTGGACAAGAAGATTTAGCCTTACCGTTTCTAAAAATTGTCTCGGCACTTGATCCCATGTTGGATGATGAAGATTTTGAAGGCAAAAAAGGGGACATCTATAACACCGTGACCGGTAAAGTGTTCAATGGCAAAAAAGGTGTTCAGGTTGTGCCTTGTGCATATCAAAGACGTTACATCCAATGGGCTCCGCGTGGTCAGGGCACTGGTGCGCCCGTAGCAATTTTTAATCCACAGGAAAAGATGCCTGAAACGAAACGAGATGAAAACGATAATCGGGAATACGTGGTCGATGGGAACGGCGAGTATATTGAAGAAACACATCAACATTTCGTAATTATTGTGAACGAAGACGGGACTACGGAAACTGCGTTGATTGCGATGAAGTCTACTCAGCTAAAAAAATCACGCAAGTGGAACAGTATGATCGCCAGTACGACACTGATGGGTAAGAACGGACCATTTACACCCGCCCGTTTCAGTCATCTATATCATCTAAAAACACTTAAAGAAGAAAATAGCAAAGGCAGTTGGGATGGTTGGGAGATGTCGCGCATTGGGCCATTGACCGATCAACCGGCGATCTATCAGCAAGCGAAACAGTTTGCTGAATCGATAACTGCGGGTGATGTTGTTGTCAAACATAGTAGTGACGAAGAAACGGTAACTGATCCGGGATTCTGAAGTCACTTGGGGGCACAGCAATGTGCCCCAGTTTGAGGAACAACTATGTCTGTTGAAAAATTTAGTGCCATCTTTGATGGCCTAGAGCAAGCCTATGGCACGTTCAAAATAGAGAATAAAACACAGAACGGAAAGAATGCCGGCAAAGCGGCAGTCATACGCGAGCCGCGGACCAAGGAACTATGGGAAGGCCATTTATCTGGTAAAGGTAAAGCAATCGGCATCATACCGATCAATGAAGACAACAACGTCAAATGGGGTTGCATCGATATTGATCAGTATCCTTTAGATCTTACTCAACTTGTTAAAAAGATTCGTAAGATGAAGTTGCCATTAGTGGTCTGCCGGTCTAAATCTGGCGGAGCACATTGCTTTTTATTTACAAAAGAGTGGGTGTCCGCGAAGTTGATGCAAGAAACTTTGCAACAAGTCTCAAGCTCTCTTGGTTATGGCGACAGTGAAATATTTCCAAAACAGATCAAGCTGCATTTAGATCGGGGGGACGTCGGTAACTTTCTGAATCTTCCATACTTTGATGCCGAAGAAGGGTTACGTTATGCAATTAAACACGATGGTACATCCGCTACGTTGGAGGAGTTTTTTGCGCTCTATGAGAAATCGTGCCAAACAGCGGAAGCGGTACAAGCGCTTCTCTCTCCTAAGACTGGAGCATTATCCACCCTCGCTGATGGTCCTCCGTGCCTACAGTATTTATGTAAAACAAAAATTTCCGAAGGTGGTCGAAATAATGGGCTCTTCAACTTGGGAGTCTATTTACGCAAAGCGTTTCCAGACGAATGGGAGTCCAAGATCCTGGAGCAAAATGCACAGTATCTGGATCCACCCCTACCGCTTAGTGAGGTCAACATCGTCGCCAAGCAACTTGAAAAGAAAGACTATGCCTACCGTTGTTCCGATACGCCGATCTGCGCGCATTGCAACAAAGACCTCTGCCAGACGCGGAAGTTTGGTATCGCGACAGCGGCGGCAGGAGCCTCGATTGCGAACCTCCGCAAATACAACTCGACACCGCCTGTCTGGTTTATGGACGTTAATGGGGAGCCTTTGGAGCTCGACACTGACGCGCTCTTATCGCAGGTCACTTATCAAAAGGCGTGTATGGAGCAGCTTAATTTCATGCCGCGGACAGTCTCTAAAGTTAATTGGGAGTCGCGGATTAGCACTCTGATGTCGGAGATGCGGGATAACGAAAGCGCCATTATGGAAGTAGCGCAGGATGCCAGTACGTCTGGTCAGTTTTATGACTACCTTGAAGAGTTTTGCCGCCATTTACAGCAAGCGCAAGATAAAGAAGAGATCTTGCTTCGCCGGCCGTGGACTGACGAAGAATCCAATATGACTTACTTTCGGCTACGGGACTTCGAAGCGCATCTCCGCAAGAATAAATTTTTTGAATTTAAGTCACACAAGATCGCTCAACGACTACGGGACATCAATGGCAAAAGCACCGTGTTGAAAATAAAAGGACGCGCAGTGCGTGTATGGGAGATACCTGCTTTTGAGTCAGCAGACATCGACCTAAAACCAAGATTTAACCAAGAGGAGTCGCCGTTCTGATGTTAAAAGCAGATGGTTTTGATGAAGCAATTATTGGAGTTGGCCGGCGATGCGGACAACCGACAATCGTTGTATACGACGCTAATAAATGCAGGGAAATATTACAGAAACAACTTAAATCTGACGTAGTAGAAGATGAAATAGTTGCAGACCTTGCAGCGGACGAATATTTCGAGTTTAACGTCGTTGGAGCTTGGATGGGCGAAGACACACCAATATTCGTAGAGCCCTTAAATGGGATCGAAGAACTTAACGAGTGGGTAGAAAACAATGAGTAATAACGAAGAACGTGATTTGAAAATATACGACATGCGGGTCAACCGCTACATGACCTTGACTGCGATTGCGAAACGATTGGGACTCTCGCGTGAGAGAGTAAGACAAATCGTGCAGGAGGTGACAAAAAAACTAGGGGAAGACGGGAATGTTTCGGATATTCGGACCACCGGGGACAGGTAAAACAACCACCTTATTAAACATGGTAGACAAAGCGTTTGATGAGGGAGTGCGACCTCAAGACATTGCGTTTTTAGCCTTTACCAGAAAAGCAGCGAACGAGGCAAAGGAACGCGCTTGTGCGCGATTTAACCTCAACCCAAAAGAAGATCTGATTTACTTCAGAACTTTGCACAGTTTAGCGTTGCACCTGACGGGGATTCGTACCGAACAGATCATGCAGAGAGAACATTACAAAGAGTTAAGTCATGCGATTGGCGTCACCTTGATGACTAATAACATTGGCGGTGATGACTTCCTGGATCTTAACAAAGCTACTGATCCGATCCTAAGTATCATTGATCTAGCCCGACTAAAAAAAATACCGCTACGCGAACAATATAACCAGAGCGAAATCGATGAAGTATGGAACACGGTGCACTATGTCAGTGAATCGCTAACTAAATATAAAAAGCTATACAAGCTGTTTGATTTTACAGACATGCTAGAGCTTTTTTCTAAGAAGGCACAATCGTTTAAGTATCGGTTCAAGTTGACCTTTCTTGATGAAGCACAGGACTTATCGCCTTTGCAGTGGGACATCGCACACATTCTGGATGACATGTCCGACAAGATGTACTGCGCGGGTGATGACGATCAAGCTATCTACCGTTGGGCAGGGGCAGATGTGGATCACTTCATTAATCTGGACGGTGGATCAGAAACTCTGCAAACCTCTTTCCGCATACCGGCACAGGTGCATGAGGTAGCGGAAAACATTAGCCGGCGGATCAGTAATCGGTTTCCGAAACAGTACACACCTCGCACGGACAGCGGCTCAGTCAAACGAATCAATTCACTGGACTCGCTTGATATGAGCGAAGGATCTTGGCTTGTTCTTGCACAGTCTGGTTACCATCTGACGCCTATCGCTCACGATCTCAGATCCAGTGGCTACCTGTTCAATTACCGCGGACATCGATCTATCGGCGAAAAGATTGCCGATGCGGTCAATGGTTGGGAGGGTCTGCGTAAAAACAAAGAAATCAGTGGCAAGACGGCGCGTAACATCTATTCATTTATGAGCCTAAAGGAGCGGGTGACTCGTGGTTACAAAAAATTACCGGCACTCAACGATGAGGATTTAGTTGATCTAGATACCTTGATCGCCGACCACGGGCTACTCGCAAATAGAGAAATGATCTGGCACATCGCGATGGACAAGTTGCCGGAACAGGATCGGGCTTACATCATTGCGCTCTTGCGACGTGGAGAGAAGTTCAACGGAGAGCCCCGTATTACAGTGTCCACGATCCACGGGTCAAAGGGTGGCGAAGCAGATAACGTGGTGCTCTTTACCGATTTGTCGCCGGCCGCAGAAAAAGCCGCACGAGATAATCCAGACGATCTACATCGTGTATTTTATGTGGGCGTAACTAGAACCAAAGAAAATTTGTTCATTGTTGAGCCTGAAGATGTATCAAGGAGCTATGAGTTATGACTCGGGACGAGATACTGGATAAAGCGGCCGATCTGATTACGGCGAGCCGTGATGAAGTGTACGGCGATCCGCGTACCAATCATCAACGCATTGCTGATTTATGGTCAGTAATTTTAGGAGTCGATGTGGATGTTGATGAGGTCATCCTTTGTATGATCGCAGTGAAGATGTCCAGACTTATCAAAACGCCAGAACATGAAGATTCGTGGGTAGATATTGCAGGGTATGCCGCTTTGGGTGTT